ACTTTGACACTCAAAGAAGATGAAAACGGATTATACTATGAAATAGATCCGCCCGATACTACTTATGCAAATGATTTGCAGAAATCTATCGAAAGAGGGGATGTTGATGAATCAAGTTTTGCTTTTAAAGTAGCAGAGGAAGAGTGGGATGAATCAGGCGATATTCCGGTAAGAACTATTAAGAAAGCAGAGGAAATAATGGATGTAAGCCCTGTCACGAGGGCTTGGTATCCACAAACTGATACAGATTTAAAATTTAGGAGTAAAGAAGAAGTTTTACAGGAGTATAAAGAAAAAAAGCAACAACAGCAAGGGGAGAATAGAGACAAAGAAAAGAAAGATCTATACAGAAAAAAAATTAAAATTAATGAAAGGGAAATAATATGAACAAAATAACAGAGTTAAAACAAAAAAGAGCACAGTTAGTTGACAAGCAGAGAAATTTGATTGATACTGCTGATGAAGAAGAAAGAGACTTGAGTTCAGAAGAAGAACAGAAATTTGAGAGAATTCAGGATGATATTGAAGATTTGGAAGGTAGGATTAAGAAGAGACAAAAAGTATTAGACAATCAGAAGAAAGAAGTTGCTAAGGAAATTGATGACAGCAAGCAAACACCGGACAATCAGGACAATGATTATAGAGATGCTTTTGAAAGTTATATCAGATACGGTAAGAAGGATATGGATAGGGATAAAGCAAGCCTATTGAGAGAATACAGAGCTCAAAATGTTGCTAATAATGTCAAGGGTGGTTATCTTGTTGTTCCTGAATGGGAAAATCAGATTATAGACAAGTTAGAAAAACAGTCTGTAATGAGACAAATAGCAACTGTTGAATCCACTTCAAGTGAGACAAACATTCCAATATCAACTTCAAAACCTTCCGCTGGGTGGATAGATGAAGAAGGCTCTTATCCAGAATCAGATGAAGAGTTTGGCCCTAAAAGCGTTGACGCTTGGAAAGAAGGAATGATAATCAAGATTAGTGAAGAACTGCTGTATGACAATGATTACAACCTTGAGGGTAGAATTGAAAGAGATGCTACAATTGCATTTGATGAATTAGAAGAGCCTGCTTTCATTGATGGTGATAACGTTAAGAAACCTCGTGGTTTCATACAAGATGCTGATGTTGGAGAAACTGCTTCCGCTACTGATTCTCTTGATTCAGATGAAATACTTAATTTACTATATAGCCTCAAACGTGGATATAGAAATAATGCAAGATGGCTAATGAATGACAACACAGCGTTAGCATTAAGAAAACTTACTGACGGACAGTCAAATTATTTATGGCAACCGGGTTACCAACAGGGCGAACCTGATAGACTGTTAGGCTATCCTGTAAGTTATTCTGATTATATGCCTGATATTGGAACATCTAATAAGCCAATTGCTTTTGGTGATTTTGCTTATTACACAATTTATGACAGAGAAGGTATGTTTATGCAACGCTTAGTTGAAAAATATGCTGATAACGGACAGGTTGGTTTCAGAACTTACAAACGGACTGATGGGATATTGACACTTGATGAAGCTATCAAAGTAATGCAAATGTCCAGCTAATAATTAGAAAAATAAAATAAATAAGGAGAAATAAAATGATTCATGACTTAGCAAGTGACATAAAAATAGCAAATACAATTTTACCGCAGGCTTTTACCGATACTGACACAGCAACAGGCTCAACAATTGATATAACAGGTTTCCGGTCTGTTGTATTAGCAGTTGAGTTAGGTGCTCTATCAGCGGATGGTATTACTGTAACATTGCAAGGTCAAGATACAAGTGGAAGTTGGGAAGATATTGCTGAAGCTGATTTAGTTTCTGACTCCGCTCTTTCTGATATAGAAACGATAGCTGCTTCGGATGATGAAACTGTTCACAAGTTTGGGCTTGCAACAGCAGATTATCAAGCAGTTAGAGCAAAGGTGGATGCTGACACTGATTCAGGGGCTGGTGATGTAGCCGTTTCTGTAATTGCTGATAATTCTTATAACGAACCTGTATAATTTTGAATAATATGGCAGGGCGGTTAATTCCTTAACCAGAGTTAACCGCTCTGTCTGAAATAAAGGGTTGATTATGAAAATAGAATTAACACAAGGAAGAGCAGGCGTGAAAGTAAGTTATCAAGTTGGTGAAGTAATAGACAAGCCAAAAAAAGAGGCTCTTAATATGATTGAAAACGGAAAAGCTAAACCTGTTAAGTCTGAAAATGTAGAAACACAGTCAGCACCGAAAGCGGAAGAGGATCAATCGAATGAATACCCCAAACACAAAGGTGGCGGTTGGTATGAATTATCTAACGGCGAAACTGTCAAAAAGAAAAGCAAAGCCGTAAAGAAAGAAAGGAAATTATAAATGGCTGATTCACAAGATATAAAAGGTTATTATGAAAATAAAACGAACATCACAACCTGATTCTGAACCTGTTACATTGTCCGAAGCCAAGCAACATCTCCGTGTTGTCAATTCAGATGAGGATGATTATATACAAAGTTTGATACAAACCGCAAGAGAAGATTGTGAAAAATATCAGAATAGAAGTTACTACACTCAAACTTGGAAGTTAGTATTTGACGAATTGCAGAATGATATTATAGAATTACCAAGACCGCCAGTCCAATCTATAGATTCTATTGTTGTTATAGATTCAGATGGAACTTCCAATGATGTAACTGATTACGATACTGATTTCATAAGTGAACCTGCAAGACTTAAAATTAATAATTATCCAAATGTGGAATTAGCAGAATTGAACGCTCTACAAATTACCTACATAGCAGGGTATTCTAATGTTTCCGATATTCCACAAAATGTAAAGCACGCTATGAAATTAGCAATCGGTCATTGGTATAATGAAAGAGAAACTTCCGTTGTTGGTACAAGTGCTCAAGAATTACCTTATGGAGTAAAACATTTACTTGACAAAGATAGGGTGGTGCCTGTATGAGAGCTGGAGAACTAAATAATTTGGTAACATTGCAGGAGCAGGTAACAACTGAAAATAATTATGGTGAAGAAGAAATAACCTATCAGGATTATAAGGATGTTTGGGCTGATATTGAAAACCTATCAGGTGATAGATATTTTGAAGCACAGGCAGCAAATTCAGAGGTTACAGGAGAAATTACAATTAGACACAGAACAGATATAAATGAGAAAATGAGAGTTAAATATAATAATAGGATATTTGACATAGAGAACTTTTATGATCCGAACGAAGAAAGAGAAAAAATTATTTTAGTAGTCAAAGAACAACAGGAGTCCGGCTAATGGCTCAAAAGACAATGAACGTGGAAGTTCACGGGATTGAAAAATTAAAAAGAAATATCCGTAAGGCTCAAAAGGCTTTCTATACACAATTAGAAAATATTTGTAGAGAAGCAGCTGAAAAAATTAGAGATGATGCGAAGTCAAGAGTTCCTGTTGACACGGGCCGATTACAAGAAAATATTATGGTCGATACAGTAGAAATTACAAAAAATGGTGTTGAAATAGGTATAGGAGTTAAAGGCGGACAGCAGGGAGATACTTTTTATTGGTATTTTGTAGAATATGGACATCAAAAAGATGATAATTACCCTGCTCAACCATTTTTAAGACCTGCTTTTGATGAAAATGAGGAAGAGGTTAAAAGAATGATAAAAAAAGGTGTAATGGAAATGCTTGAAAGGATACTTGATTAATGGATATAGAAGCAGCATTTTACAAACTTTTAAACACAAATACAGCAATTACTGATTTCTTTGAAGATATAGAACCTCTTGAGCGTACTTCAAATTTACCTTGTCTAAGTTATCAATTTATTTCACACGCTAAGAAATATATGTCCAATACTCATAGACCGAGAGTTCAATTAGATATTTGGGGAAAAAGATATTCACACATAAAGCAAGGAAGAAATATTATAAATCAAGAAATAGATGATTGGAGGGGTACTTGGGAAGGATTTGATATAAAACTTATTACGAAAATGGGGGAGACGGAGAATGAACAAATTTATGAAGATTTGAAGGTTTTCAGGCAAACAATGGACTTTAGAATAATTTATCAAGAGTAAATAAGAAAAGGAGAATAAAATGCAACAAACAAGTGTACAAAATTCGGATACCATAAGGTTTGGAAGTGGAAAAGTAGAGGTTGGACCCGATACAGGTAGCCTTGTCAATCTTGGGGCTATGAACGGAGTTACCTTTGAGGAAAGCTGGGAAGATGTAGAAATTAAGGCTGATAATGCTGGTATAATCTATAAAGGTAAAGAGGACCAGCGAGCAGCTATTTCAGGTGAATTATACGAAGTTAACCTAACCAATCTTGACAAAATTCGTGGTGGGCTTGATTCTTACAGCACCGAAGATGGTAGCCAGGTAACAGGAGCAACACAGACAGTAACAAGTGGAAATTGGGATTATGATAAGTTCATAAAAATTGAAAATCAAAATGCTGATGGTTCAAAAATTACTGTTAATTCTGTATCAGGTTCAAGTGATGGAACTCTTACAGAGGACACAGATTATATTGTAATGGAAAATAATTTAGGTGACTGGGGAATAATAATTGATTCTGAAAATACTAATGTATCTACTACAAGTCAGGATTTGACAATTGATTATGATTATACACCTGCTGCTGCAAAAATTCTTTCCTCTGGTGGAAATGTAGAGATTGAGCCTAAAGTTGTCAGGATTACTAACACAGACCAAGACGGTAATATTTTTGAGATTACAATTTATAAGGCTTATAATCAATCTGGAATTTCATTAGAGTTTCAGCCTGATGATTCTGGTGAACCTGCTACTCAAGAAATTGAGTTAGAAGGTGTAGAAGATGAAAGCAGAAGCAAAGGCGATCAGCTGTTTAAGATTCGTGACGAGCAGAATGTAACTTAATAATAAATTAAAAAAGGAAGGATAATTATGGGATCAAGTGAGGAGATTCTTGATTTAAAAACTCTTGCTCCTACCAAGCGTTCTTTTAAAACGGAAGATGATGAAAAATTTGAAGTAACAAAAGTTCCAGCTAAATATGCTTTGGAAATAGCGGAAAAATTTGAAGGGCAAGAAACAGAAGACGCTGGTATTAAAGAAGTTCGAATGGTTTCAGACATAATGGTTGAGATTATTAACTCCCAAAATGACAAAAAACTTTCGGAAGATGAGTTATTGACTAAATTAGATGTCAATCAATTAACTGGTTTACTTGAATTTATCATGGAGCCTATGGAAGACAGTAATAGTAATATTAATAGTAGTAAAAAAAAGGGTCAGGAGAAGCAAGAATAGGACAAATATTCGCCCATCTGGGTAGATATTACGGATGGGCGAGCCCTTCATACCTTTTAAATGAAATGACATTAAGGCAAATATTTATGTATTATGATTATTTGTGTGAAATGTTGACCGAACAACCCGCTGGAGAAAATAAACACAAACCTAATCTGAAAAAATTTCGTAATAAATATAAAAACACTCAACACTATAAGAGGCCATAATGGCAACGAGTCTTGGAAAATTATTTGTATCAATAGTTGGTGATTCGAGCAGTATCAACGACGCTTTCGATTCTGTTTCCGATAAGGCTGACAAGTTAGGTAGGAAAATGCAGTCTGTCGGTCAAAGTATGCAGCAAGTGGGCACAAATATGACCAAATATGTAACTTTACCTCTTGCTGGTGCTGGTGCTGCTGCTACTAAGTTTGCTACAGATTTCAACTCAAAAGCCAAAGAAGTACAGGCAACAGCTAATTTAACAAGTCAACAAATACAAGAAATTAAGCCAACTATACAAGATGTTGCTGCTCAAACTGGCAAATCAACAGATGAAATATTTGACGGTTTTCAAAAA